AAACTACGATGAGTTTCAATCATATTTTGGGGGGACTGAACCTACAAAATTTATAAACACACAAATCCCTAAGTATGAGGCGGCATATATTGCAAAGTCATACTTACAACAATCTAATCAACTTTTTGTTACAAGAATTTTAGGTTTATCAGGATATGATGCGGGACCATCATGGAGTATTAAAGTAACTGCAAATGTTGACCCATTGACCGTAGGACTTAATCCTGCAACTGGCACAACATGGAGCGCAAACTTTACAGGGTCTTCAACTGGAAACACAATAGGTTTTAACGGTGGTGCACTACCTCCGATAGTCCAAGCTTATTTAAATAATCAATATAGATTATCAGATGGTAGTACATCGACTTTAGGATTGGATTTTACATCGGAACTTGTAACTATAGCAGAGACACCATCTTTATCGGCAAATACCTCAGTTATTTATGGTGCAATTCCTGAAAGTGATTATTATACATTGACCTCAACTTATTCAAATGTAATTAATGAGTATGACAGTGATAGTGTAAATTTGGCGACAAACGACTTGTCTTCTGATCTTAACGACCCTTGGTATTATGCAAATTTTGATATTACATCAGGAAATGCTTATTCAGGATATTCATTCTTCTATTATGTTTCTACATTAACTACGGGGGCATCTTCAACATTCTCAGGTACAGTATCTGGTAGTATTTACACTTACTCAGGTACAGCATATCCAGAATATAACAACATGGTTGTTGCAACTCTTCGTTCAAGAGGTATTTCATTGTTCGTAAATAGTACTACAAGTGATGACCACGGACCAGTTTATGAAGTAAGTGGTTTAACTGACTTAACTTTAGTTTGTACTAATCAATATTCGGGTGTAACTCAATCACCTTATGAATCTTTCTTAATCTCAGGTATAACAAAAGATTCAGATACTTTCTCTTTCGAAACATCTTTGTCTGCGGCTTCTTCCAAGTATATTACTAAAGTATTGGGTGTAGACAATTTTGGAAAATCAAGAAACGAAGTACCTGTGTTTGTTGAAGAAGTTTATTCAAATACTTTGAATTACGCTTACAATCAAGGATATATTAGAGGTTTAAGTTGTGAGTTGATTGCATTACCAAATGCGAGAAGTCAAAACCCTCAATCTATTGCGTATAATGTTACACAATATAAATCTCCAAGTACTCCATATTTGGTTTCTGAATTAAGAGGTAATAAAGTTTACAACTTGTTTAAATTTATTTCTATCTCTGATGGAAATTCTGCAAACGTAGAAGTAAAAGTTTCAGTAGCAAACTTATCATTCAATAACATGACTTTTGATGTGTTGGTTAGAAACTTCTTCGATACTGACGCTAATCCTGTGGTGATAGAAAAATTCACAAATTGTAACATGGATCCAGCATCTAATAACTTTGTTGCTAAGAAGATAGGTTCAAGTGATGGTGAGTACGCATTGATTTCAAGATTCATAATGGTTGAAATGGCTGACGAAGCACCAATAGATGCGATACCTTGTGGATTCTATGGATATACTCAGAGAGAATATTCCTCAGTACTTAACCCTTCACCAGTTCCAATTTTCAAAACTAAGTATTATTTCCCTGGTGAAGTAATCTACAATCCTCCATTCGGGGCTACAACAAACGCTACTGAATCTGCGGGAGATATTGTTAGAAGAAGTTATTTAGGATTTTCTAATCAATTTGGAGTTGACGAGTCATTCTTACAATACAAAGGAACTCAGAATCCATTGAATTGGGTGGTTTCCCCTATACCTGTAGATGGACAACAATGGAACTATTTGAGTAAAGGTTTCCATATGGATTCAGGTGCAACTGTTGTAACTATTTCAAACTCTTTCTTAACTAGTGGACAAACTGCGTTTGAGTGTGGAGTTGCTGACTTCACAAGAGACCCTGAAACTCAAGAGAACCCTTACTACTTTATCTATTCAAGAAAATATACTGTATGTTTCGCTGGAGGTTTTGATGGTTGGGATGTTTACAGAGAATTTAGAACAAACCAAGATAGATTCCAATTGGGAGCGACAGGATTCTTAGCAGGAGCATCGGCTTCATCGAGATATCCAAATGCAACTGGTGATGGTTTATTCAAGAGAATTGTTGTTCAAAACAATACTCAAGACTTTGCGAATACTGACTACTACGCTTACTTACTTGGTATTTTGACATTCGCAAATCCTGAATCTACAAATATCAACGTGTTTGCGACTACAAGTATTGATTATGTAAATAACTCAAACCTTGTAGAAGAGGCAATTGACATGGTTCAATTCTCAAGAGCTGACTCAGTGTATATCGCAACAACTCCTGATTACCAAATGTATACACCAGATGCAACAAGTACTTTGGATGTAATTTATCCTCAGGAAGCTGTTGATAATTTGGACAACACAGGAATTGATTCTAACTACACCGCTACTTACTACCCATGGATTTTAACAAGAGATACTGTTAATAATACACAAATTTACTTACCTGCAACAGGTGAAGTTTGTAGAAACTTAGCGTTGACAGATAACATCGCATTCCCTTGGTTCGCATCAGCGGGTTACACAAGAGGTCTTGTAAACTCTATCAAAGCAAGAGTTAAGTTAACTCAAGAAGATAGAGATACATTGTATCAAGGAAGAATCAACCCTATCGCAACTTTCGCTGATGTGGGAACTGTAATTTGGGGTAATAAAACTCTACAAGTTGCTGATACTGCACTTAACAGATTGAACGTTAGAAGATTGTTACTTCAAGCAAGAAAGTTAATTTCAGCAGTAGCGGTAAGATTGTTGTTCGAACAAAACGACCAAATCGTTAGACAACAATTCTTGGATAGTGTCAATCCTATTTTGGATTCAATTAGAAGAGACAGAGGTTTATATGACTTCAGAGTAACAGTTTCTTCCACACCTGAAGACTTAGATAGAAATACATTAACAGGAAAGATATACTTAAAACCTACGAAGGCATTAGAATTCATCGATATTGAATTCTTCATTACTCCAACAGGAGCTTCGTTTGAAAATATCTAAAAAAAAAATAAGGGGGACAATGTCCCCCTTTTAGCCAAATGAAAAGACAGTTTACAGAAGGATTCGAAACAGAGGGAACACCTGATTTAAAATATTATGCATTCGATTGGGATGATAATATTGTTCATATGCCAACCAAAATAATTCTCAAAGATGTAAATGGAAAAGAAGTTGGAATGTCGACAGACGATTTTGCACAATACAGACATGTAATTGGACAAGAACCTTTTGGATATGATGGAACAACTATTGTAGGATATGCTGACCAACCATTCAGAAACTTTAGAACTCAAGGTGATAAAGATTTTTTGGTCGACTCAATGAGAGCAAGAACAGGTCCAGCATTTGATGATTTCAGAGAAGCTATAAATAATGGTTCTATTTTTTCAATTATTACTGCAAGAGGGCATAATCCCGATACAATAAAACAAGCGATTTATAATTATATTATAGAAGGATTCGGAGGAATAGATAAAGATGAACTTGTAAAAAATCTTAAAAAATACAGGTCTTTTGCTGGGGAAGGAGAAATGTCTGATGAAGAACTTATAAAATCTTATTTAGAACTTAACAAATATCATCCTGTTTCTTTCGGTGATGAACAAGGGGCAGTAAATCCTGAGGAAGCTAAAGTAGAGGCGATGGAAAATTTTGTTAATTATATTAAAGGAATGGCAGCAGTACTTAATAAAAGAGCTTTTTTAAAGAAAGATATTGCAAATAAATTTGTTCCTAAAAAATTATCTATAGGCTTTAGTGATGATGATCCTAAAAACATAGAAGTAATGAAAAAACATTTTGAAAATAAACCAGATAATATAGTAAAGACTTATTCTACTGCTGGAGGATTTAAGCAGGAAGTTAAATAAGAATAACCTCATCAAAAAAAAAGTAAATAGAAAAATTTTTGTGAAAGGATATATTTATCTATAAAATAACAAAAACAAAAACAAAAAAAATTAAAACACATGGCTGATTTATTAATGAAAATGCCCCTTCCTTACGAACCAAAACGACAGAATCGTTTTATCTTAAGGTTTCCATCCTCACTTGGTATAAATGAATGGTTTGTTGAATCGACAGCAAGACCACACATACAAATAGTATCCACTCCGATTCCTTTCTTGAACACTGAAACTTATGTTGCCGGTAGATTTACATGGCAACCAATTCCAGCGGTTTTCAGAGACCCAATTGGACCTTCAGCTGCACAAGCTCTGATGGAATGGGTTCGACTTCATGCAGAATCTGTAACTGGTCGTATGGGTTATGCTGCAGGTTACAAAAAAGATGTCGACTTAGAAATGTTGGACCCAACAGGAGTTGTTGTAGAAAAATGGATTCTTTACGGAACTTTCCTGACAGATGTAAACTTTAATCAATTAAGTTATGCACAAGATGGATTGGCTACAATTAGTACATCATTAAGAATGGATAGATGTGTATTAGTTTACTAATATAGAAATTTCTATTTAAAAAAAATAATTTTAATTTATATTTAACCGTAGAGTAATAAACTTTACGGTTAAATTTTTATATGGATAATCAAGCAAAAGACTACGGACAATCAAATTTTTCTTTACCACATGACGTGGTGCCATTACCCTCACAAGGGGCTTTTTATAAAAATAAAAAAAAATCAATAAAAGTTGGTTATTTAACTGCCAACGATGAGAATATTTTGATGGCTGCTGGAAATGATATGACCCAAACTTTGTTGAGGTCAAAAATTTATGAACCTGACATTAAAGTGGAAGATTTAATGGAAGGGGATGTTGAAGCAATTTTAATTTTTTTAAGAAATACCGCTTTCGGCCCTGAGATGGATTTGAATTTATCTGACCCTATCACAAGAAAACCTTTTAAAACTAGTGTCAAATTAGATGAGTTGAATATAGTCAAAGGACAACAACCAACAGAAGATGGAGCCTTTCTAACAACTTTACCCAAATCAGGAGTGACTGCTAAAATTAAACCATTATCCTATGGTGAAATTTTAGAAATACAAAGATTAGGTGAATCATATCCAGAAGGAAGAACTGCTCCAAAAGTTACTTGGAGACTCAATAAGCAAATTGTTGAAATCAATGGTACTACAGATAGAGGAGAAATTTCAAAATTTATTAATCAAATGCCGATTGCGGATTCCAAATATATAAGACAATTTTTGGATGAAAACGAGCCTAAATTAGATTTGAAAAAAACAGTTACAGCCCCTTCAGGAGAAAAACTAACAGTAAATGTTGGGTTTGGGGTGGACTTTTTTCGTCCTTTCTTCTGATTATAGAAAAGGACAAATAGATGAATTCTATTTTTTGAAAACTCTTTTGAATGTATCTTATTCAGATTTTCTGATAATGCCAATTTTTATCAGAAAGTATTTGTTAAATAAATGGATGGAATTAAACAAGTAGGACTGAAAATTCAGTCCTTTTGTATTTATATATAAAATAATATTATGTTTTTTCAAGCAGCAGGAGGGACCACCCCATCACCATCACCGGATTCAGGTACAAATTATAATAAAGCTTTAGAAGTTGAGAAATTAAACGAAAAGTCGTTAAAAGACGCTCAAGATGCACTAAGTAATTTTAGTGCGGAAATATTAAAAACATTTGGTCAAGGTAGAGAAAGAGTTTTTGAACTTCAAAAAGCTTTGGTTGACGCAGTACCTGCCGTAACAAGGTTAGGTGGAAATTTGTCCAATGTACAACAAATAATTTCGGGGATTGCTACGGCTTCAAGGAGAAATGTTCTAGCGACAACCGAACAAATTGAAAAATTTTACGCTGTTGAAAAAGTTTTAGGAAAAACGGCAAATGAATTATCAGATAGTTTTTTAAACGTCGGAGTTGGAATAGAATCAATACCTAAAGCTTTGGAAGAGTCAATACAATATGTTCAAAGTATAGGAGGTAATTCAAAACAAGTTTTTGAAGATGTAAGTAAAAACATGGAAAAAATGAACCGTTTTCAATTTGAAGATGGGGTTTTAGGTTTGACTAAAATGGCTGCTCAAGCTTCAATGATGAGGTTCGATGTTGGTGAAACTCTTAAATTAGCGGATGATGTTTTAAATCCTGACAGAGCAATAGAAGTTGCTGCGGCATTTCAAAGGTTAGGAGTTGCTGCGGGAACTTTAGTAGACCCTTTCGCTTTAATGAATGCATCTATAAATGATCCTTCAGGGTTACAAGATAGTTTGATTGACGTTGCAAAACAATTTACCTATTTCGATGAAAAAACCAGAACATTTAAAATTAACCCACAAGGAGTATTAACTCTTAAAGAGATGCAGCAACAGACAGGAGTTAGTGCTGCGGAAATGACTAAGTTGGGATTAGCGGCGGCTGAACTAGATGAAAGATTGTCTCAAATAAGTCCTTCAATTGAGTTCAAAAACGAAGAAGACAAACAATATCTCGCTAATATTGGTGCAATGACAAAAGGAGGTGATTACGTTGTCAAACTTAAAGGTAGTGATGAAGAAATAAAATTAAGTGAAATTACTCAAAAACAATTCGATAAATTAATTGATGAACAAAAGGCTGGTTCAAAAAGTGTTGAAGAAACCGCTCGAGACCAATTGACTAATTTACAAACTCTTGACCAAAATGTTGCCGCAATCAGAGCTACAATAACGGGTACTATGTTGACGACCGATCCATCAATGGATATTGCTGAAGGAATTCGTGAAGGTGCTGATGCTTTTCTAAGAGTTGGAGGTCAACAATTAAACACAAAAGAACTTAGAGAAGTGGCAAATGCTAATGCCCAAGAATTACAAGATAAACTTCTTGCATCTATTGAAAAAGGGAATGTAAACCCTGCGGAAATAACGAGAATTCTCACTGAAGGAGCAGTAAACATATTTGGCACTATTGGTAAAAAGTCGATAGAAACTATTGGGGAAGCCTCGGGGAAAATATCTGAAGAATTAAGTAAAGAAAAAAAGACAACAACTGCTAAAGCAATGTCTGAAGCAGTACAACCAATTTTGGAAATGATGTCCATGACATTGACTAGTCAAAATTACGTTCCCTACACAGGAAACCCTAGAGTAGACCCATCAATATTTAATCCCCCATCGCCACCCATGACAAGTGTTTCAGTGGGTGGAACTGAGCCTATAACATCAACAAGGGGTGTTTCATTACCACAACCAAGTAGAGACCCTATAAAGGTAGAATTTGGGCCAGTACCTGATATAAACCTAAATTTTAACAATGGACCTCAAAATATGACCCCTCAACAAATAGAAGAAATAACGAAAATCTTTGAAAGATTAATTCAAAGACAAGATATCAAAAATTATTTAGTAAACAATACTAATGAATCCAGAGCATACCAATCTGGTACACCTTTAGGTATCTAATAAAAAAACAATAATATTCTATTTATTAATAAAAATATAAATGGCAAGTCCGTTATTAATATTAGCGAATACACAAGGGTTTAGAACAAATCTTTTGAAAAGGAATTTAAAACCTTACGCAAAAGCTCCGAATAGACCCACACAACCGATTGATACGGTGTATACTCAATCGGATTCTTCAGTTCAGGACAGTCCCGATAAATTGATTGACCAGCCTTCTTACGCAAATACATTATTTCCTCTCAATCAATATGGTAATGAAGGTGGATATAAGCAAGTACCCGATCCTGGATCATTATTAAATAAAAAATCAAATGAGGGAATTTACAATTATCAAGATGCTGATATAGTAAAACAAGGGAGTGAAGAAGCCCTTAAATGGAAACCACTAAATGTTTTTTCTAATGGTAGTGAATCTGTTTTAGACAGTGCAGAATTTTTCGGATCACTTAATCGTCCTCTAACGACAAACAAATCGAACAATCAACCCTATCCAACGACATTTGTTCCTTCAACTTATACACCAGTATCAATACTTTTATCACCCGACCCAGGTGGTAGTAATGGGTTATTGAGTCAAGACTCATTTATTGCAAGATTGGGAGCTCAAACTCTAAGAAAAGAGTTCGAAGATAGGATTGCAGCGCAAATCCGACAAGATACATTAGGAAGAGCAAATATATTAAACGTATCGAGTGGTACTGATTTGGTAAACATACTAGCAGGTGTGGTTCCAATTATAGAACCAGTTTATACAATCACTGTTACTGCCAACCCAATTCTTGCGGCGACAAACTTTGCTCTGAGACTTGGAGGAAGTATATTACCAGTGTCACCAATCCCCGGTTCTTATTTTGACCAAAACATTACTTTAGGTCAGCCTACAACTATACAACAACTTTCCAATGCATTCAGAAGAAGTGGTGTTGGCAAGTTTTTTAATAGATTGATGGGTGGAGGAGAGACAGGTTCTCAAATCATGTTCAATAACATGGGAGCAGGTCAAAGGTCTCGATTGTTTAAGAACATTGATTACAATAGATACAAACCCAATTTTCCAAGAAACTTTTTCCAAAGATTGGGAGGAACGTTATTGGGTACAGTTTCTGACAATAGTAATTTTTATATTGGAGGTATTACCTCAAATCCATCTCAAGTATTTTCACCTGTTGGAGATGTACCTGTAAATCAATTTGGTGTTGAACAACAATCTCCTGTTTATGGTCCATCTGAGCTAGCCCAGCTATATGAAGGCCCAAGTCAATCTATTAGATTGGGAGCGAACGGACCTACCTACAGTAATGGAGGAGGAATTGAAGGAGGATTTACTTGGGTTTCTCCAAAATACAAAGGGAATGCTGGTAAAAAAGTTGGCTTGGGTGGAGAAGTTACAAATCAAGATGAAGACTTTAGGCCATCATCATATGTCACTACAGAATCGGTAAACAACGAATTTAGACAAGGTTCAATACTCGATGACACACAAAGACTAATTGATAGTCAGCCACAAGGAGGAAGACGACTACAACACGTAGGAAATGCAATCGACCAAGTTAGTAAGGTATTCAATGATGGATACAAAGAAATGACTAAAGGTTCGAGAGTATACAAATATGTTGGAGCAATCGGACAAGAGGTAGGAACAGAATATTGTCGTGTTTTTGCAAAAGACGTTCCTTATTTACAATATAATGATTTACAAAAAACAGATGGAATCACAACTGAAGGAAGAAGATTTGCGTATTCTGTATTAGATAAGACATATAACCTTAATATCGCTCCAAACAAACAAGAAGGAGGACAGGCTTCAACTAATATTGTTGGTGATATTGATAACGCTGTTGCAAAGAAATACATGTTTTCTTTGGAAAATTTGGCTTGGAGAACATCAAGTACTCCAGGATTTTCTACATCTGATTTACCTGTTTGTGAGAGGGGTCCTAATGGAGGTAGAGTCATGTGGTTTCCTCCATATGGATTAACGTTCAATGAAACTGTTACTGCCAACTGGCAACCTAATGATTTTATAGGGAGACCAGAACCAATTTATACTTACAAAAATACATCAAGAGGAGGAACTTTACAATGGAAAATTGTAGTAGACCACCCTTCTGTACTTAATGTAATTGTTAATAAAGTTTTGGGGAATGAAACAAATAAGGTTAGAATTGATAGTATATTGGAATCTTTCTTTGCTGGTTGTAGAAAATATGACATCTATGAATTGGCTAAGAAATATGTTACAATAAGTCCTAATGACTTATTTGAATTACAAGAGGCAATCTCTTCCAAAGAATTGACTAGAGAACAACTTATTTTTACTCGTGGGACAATTGAAAGTGGTTTTAATTCACCAAATGGATTTGATGTACCTGTATCACAATCTGGAGAAGGAGGAAACACAAACTTAAATTTTGAAGATTACTTACAATTCGGTTTTTATTTTGAAAATGATTATCCAAAACCAAAAACAAGTGTAAATTATACAAATGAATATGACAGATATACCACGACGGATAGGGCTACATATGAAAAACAAACAACTTCAGGTTCTACTGGAACATTTTTTGACTCTGTAGTAATACCAAATTATAGTGTAATCAATCAACTTGCGGTAGAATTAGGAAAACAATTGGCGGAAAACGAGGGTAACGTAACCATTTATATTACTTCAAGTTGTTCTGCTCCGGCAACTGTAGGATACAACGAAGAATTATCCAAAAGAAGAATTGAGTCAATGATTAGTTTTTTTGCAACCAATACGAACACGAAAACATATATCGATAATAAAAGATTAATTGTTAAAGCAAATCCAAATGAGTTGGCAGGTGCTTTGGGTGAGAGAACGAATTCTCAACCAAAAAAAACCAACCAAACACTTTCGAGTCCTGATAGCCAATATGACCCAAAATTATTCAAGTTGCACGAGAAGATTATAAATTGTACTGATAAAGATTCTACAAATACTAAGGGGGGAGATACTCAATCAGGATCTAATGACATTTATACTTTTGAAGCCATGGCTTGTAGAAGATCTTATATATCCGAAATTGTTTCAACACTTAACGCCCCACAAACAGGAACAGGACCTGAAGGAGGACCTGGTGCTCAAACAAATCCAACAACAGGTTCGAATACGATTCCTGTTGTAGTAGGAAATGTGATTACTCAAACAGTTCAAGAACCTGTTGTGACACAACAATACGAGCCGAAGGATAATATAACCAAGAAGGTTGTTAGGGCTTTTTTATCGGAATGTGATTATTTTGAGGTGATTAAGGCTGAATCCCCTATGGTTTACGACAACTTGAAAGATAAATTAAAATTTTTCCAACCATCCTTTCATTCAATAACGCCTGAAGGTTTGAACTCAAGATTAACTTTCTTGCAACAATGTATGAGACCTGGTGACACAATACCAACGGCAAAAAAACCCACTCCTGATAGTCCCGTACAATTACAATATAACAATGCAGTAAATACAACATTTGGTGCACCACCTGTTCTTGTTTTACGAGTTGGAGATTTTTATAATACTAAAATAATTCCAAGAAATTTAACATTAAATTATGAAGGTTTGGATTTGAACCCTGAGGGAATTGGAGTTCAACCTATGATTGCAAACGTTAATTTAACTTTTGACTTTGTTGGAGGAAGTGGATTGAAAGAGTCGATAGACAAATTACAAAATGCTCTTACATTTAATTACTATGCAAACACGGAAATTTATGACGATAGAGCGGATGCGACGGACATTCAATCTTCATTGACTTTGGATAAAATATTTTTGGACGGACAAATTGCTCCACCAATCCCTGGAGTAAATAGTGCTCCTGTATACAATGGGCAAGATAATAATAATACAATTGGAACAATAATTAGTTCAGTAACAAATTCAGGTGGAACTATAACTGGTATAATAAGTTACAATGGGTTTATGAATAAGGTTATTACTGATACTCAAACATATTTTACAAATGTTGTAAATAAAGTAAAAGAAAGTGTTAATCAATACAACAACGCAGTAAGACAACAATGGATGTTAGAGAGAAATTATACTAAAGGTAGTTCTGTTATTGATAATGCTGATGTGGTATTATTTGGAAAACCGAGTAATATTGAAAAAAGATTTGATGAAATTTTTGTTGAACTTGACAAAAATATCAAAGATGGTTCTGAAGGATATATTCAGTATATGTCTCAGGTATCAAATAATTTACCAGAGTCCTTAATAAGAATTTTAAAAGAAAATTATTACAATTTTGTATCACGAAAACGTGGGTCATTCCCAAATGCAATCTCGACTATTACTCAGGGTTTGGTTAATCAACAACAGAGTTATTTACAAACGTGGGCAAGATTAAATACAATTCTTTATGACCCATTGAATGACAATACAGGAACTGATGGACTTCAAGCTAAAAATGGGCCAGTATTAATTTATGTTACTAGTGGTACACCTGATGTACATATCACATCTTCGGGTGATACAGATACTTTCGTGGAACTTGAGGTTGATACATTCACAATCCAAGACGATATTAAGAAATTCAATGTTATTATACAAGCGAATAAAACATTCTCCTATAACGGAACAAGTTATCAAGGTGTTTTAGTACCAGAAGTAATAAACGGGAAGTCAGATTCCGTTTCAGTTCAAAGAGTTTTCAATCCATTTAGTAAAAATTCACTATTTGATAATGACTCATTCAGAAGAGTTTATATGATTGTATCTGAAGATGTGGTAGATGATAAAAAATATGAGACTTTTAAACAACAAATGATTGGAAACATATTACTCGCCAAGAAAAAAAGTGGGGATTATATAAAAGTTGATTTGGAAAAAATATTTGATTCTTATTGGATTTCTATTGCAAAACCTGTTTTCGTAGAAGAAAATAATATAACAAAATCATTCATAGAAAATTTGGAAAAAAATGATTTAAAAAATTATTTAATTTACACACCATTCGACAGCAATAAACAAAGAAATTTTACTTTCACAACTGAAGACACCGATGGACCAAGTCAAATATCTTCGAAAGAAAGTTTGATAAAGGGATTGGCTAATACAACAAACCAAAATACAAATACAATGACTTGGAATGATGTAAATGGTAATGATCTTCCTGGAACTTATATATCAAAAGCAAAACTTAACTAATGGCAAGTCAATATTATAATAGATACAGTGATTTTCTTATTAATGGGGAACAAACCGTTGTTCCTTTTGTCAATCTGCCCCAAAAACCTTCAGACAAAGTTTTTATATATAAGGTTGGAAAAAGTAGATTAGATAAAACTTCACAGGAGTTTTATAATTCACCAGTATTTAATTGGTTAATTTTACAGGCAAATCCTCAATTTGGAGGGTTGGAAAATAATATATATGATGGTGCGGTATTGATTATTCCGTTTCCTTTAATACCATCATTACAGGACTATAAGGCGGCATTAGAAAATCATTTTTATTATTATGGCAGGTAACATACAAGCGGACACTAGTGGTAATATTTACGTTGAGTTTGATTACAACAATATTATCTTAGTTGACCCAAATAAAACTACAGACAGTTTCAACAACGTTCAAGAGAGACTTGTTGACCATGAAAATCTTGTTATGTATGCCAATTTGGAGTGCGATGTTTTACCAAGAACAAAACTGGCTGTTGGTTCCACAGGTCAAGATGGTATAAGAACCATTTCAGTTGCAAAAATGAACTTTTTGAAACCTACCAAAAATTCTTATTTGGGTACAGGATATTATGATGAAATCACCGGAGAAAATTCAACTCAAAAAAGTGCTCCAAATCAACCTTTGGAGGTTGGTCAAGTACCAAAGAATGGTGATAAACCATATCTACAAAACACTGTCGTTAATGAAAAAGATATTTTAGACAACGGGTTATTAGGTATTACTTCAATTAACATACAAACTACTACGAGTTTTGTCCCCGTTATTGACATATTGTTGGAAGATGTACAAGGGAGGGCATTATTTCAATTAGGAAATAATTCACCTTATGCAGCATTTTTCAATATGCCATTTCCACAATTTTTTTTAACACTGAAAGGATACTATGGACAAGCGGTTAGATATCAATTGAATTTAGAAAAATTTCATGCATCGTTCAATGGTTTCAGTGGAAACTATTTGGTTCGATTACAATTCAAAGGATATAAATTTAATATTCTAAATGAAGTTTCAATGGGGCATTTATTAGCAGCCCCTCACATGTATAGTCAAAGATTTGATATTACTCAAACACTTGAGGGACCACAACAACCAAATAAGGCTGCTGAGTCACAAGCTAGTACTCAAGCCGAGAGAGGAGCAAATAATTTGGGTTCTAACCAATCGGTTGTTACACAAATAGTTGCAGAAAAAGGTTATCAAAAAATAGTTGAAGTTTATAGTGAATACAAAGCAAAGGGGTTAATCTCACCTGATTTTCCTGAACTAACATTGGTCCAACTTATGAATAAATTGGAACAGTTTGAATCTACTGTGACAGATTCATTCCCTAAAACAGAAGTGGAACCTTTGACAAATATAAGAAATTATAAACAAGCATTGGTTCAATATTTTAGTACTGTAAGGGGAGCGTCCAATTCTTGGTTCAAAAGATTCCTTGACCCAAGGCCAATTGTTTTGAAAAATAAACAAGAAAAAGTTTATGTCTTCAAAGAGTTAAACATTAATGTTAAAATAACTGCGATAAGTGAGTTACAAAAAATTATAACTGAGTCTAATGAAAAGTTGGGGGAAAATCCAACTTTAGGTGTCAGAGGTGCGACTCCTATTCCTAACCCGATAAAATATGATACAATCAAGTATGAAATTAAAGATGCGGAATCTATAGATTGGGTTGAAACAACAAGAATTCAAACGGGAATAGTTAATCCCACTTTGGAGGAAATAGATAAAGTAATATCTAGACTTTCTTATCTTTTTACCCCAACTACATATGAAGTTACAAATGTTGCAGGTGCGACAAATGCTTTATTGAGTTCAGTTGACCAAAGTTTCATTTTTGAAGGTGAGGGAAGATTTGACAAACAAATTTCTTTACTCGAAACACAGGCGAACAAAAAACTGTCGGATTATGAAAGTCAAATTACCGCATCTTTATTACGAAAGATTGAAGACACAGCAACAGGAATTGGATTTAAACCAACTGTAAGAAATATGATTGCCGTAATAATGGCATCCGCTGAAGGGTTCATACGTCTTATGGATGATGTGCATACAACTGCTTGGGATGTAAAATATGACCCTGTTAGAAAAAGTGCGATATTGGACAACACGACTTCAGCTCCAAATACTGAAAATGTGGACAATGTAGTAAGGAACCAATTTTCTTTATTTGGGGATAATGAATTAGATGTAAATGCTGAAAATTCTCAAATTCCTGTATATCCTTGGCCTCAGTTTTTTGTTGAAACACCTGACGATAAAAAGGGAAGATTTCAATTAAAATATATTGGTGACCCTTCGGTTGTAGATTTAACCCAAGGTTATTTGTTTGACAAATGGCCTGAAGTTGAATTTGTTGAAGAATATTTGAGGGGTTTGACACAGAAGTTTCAAAACCCTACTGCTCCACCACCTTTAGATAATGAAAGGGATACAAATGTTATTAATATAAATGCAATTGAATTTCCATCTTTAGGTCTTGCGTACTCAAATAAAGAAGAGATAAAATTTTTCTATGAGATATGGGAAAGACAATTTTTAACTTCACATTATTCAGGACTTGCTAGAGCAAATAACAATCAGATTGATGAGTTGATTAAATTGAATATCGAAACTGAAGTAAATAACATCAAAAACAAATTAGGAATAAGTTCTCCATATTTGTCTTTGAAACTAAAAAACTTTAATTTGAATTCTACAAATTATCCTGATTTTTTAAAGAATATTTCCAATACTGGTACTGGTCGAGCCTACCAAGATTACATAAGAGATTTTTTTGTTACTCCATATATAAAAGGAATAACTGAAAATTCTTTTGCAATACTGAACACTTTAGATATAGGTAAAATACCTCAAACTTCGACCAAATCCGAAGCATTAAGGAAATTAATTTTAAATGCGTCAAATACACCTTTGATAGTTGATACACTACCTTACACGGATCAGAATTGGTGTTTGAATAATTTGAATCAAAGTAATACTGCGGTCGCGAATCAAGTGTATGAAACCCAAAAATCATTGACAATTTTCGAACCAAGAAAAATAATAGCGAACTTCAATGATGTATATAACTACACTTTCAACAGACCAGTAACGAATTTCTCATATCTATTAAATCAAAATCCTACAATAGTTGGAATTTTCAGTGGTTTGAATTTATTTTATCAAACACGGACACCAAAAAATTTTATTGCAACGGAGGGGTATGTTGACAATGTTACACCTACAGGGGAGTTTAATCCAAGGAGTACGACATCAATGCTTAACACCCCTTACTTTATCAATGCGATACAGAATGGTGTTTATAATTCAAGGCTTTCAGGAAACACTTATCCTTATGTTCAAGCAGCATACTTGTTCCTTAATTCTTTACCTTTAGCCACGCTAAGAGAAAAATACAAATCGTATTCCAATAATGTAACAACTGATTTGGACTATATCTCATCAGCATTGAAAAAGTTCGGAGCAATTCACAAACTTCCATATGCTTGGATTTTGAAATATGGTTCAATATGGCATAGATATAAAAAATATAAGGAAAGTAATGTTGATATTATTGAACCAGCTTGGAAAAATTTTGATTACAGTTCTAACTATTATCCTCCAACTAGCTCAAACACTCACACCTATACTTTCAAGTATTCAAATCAAAGTCAGAGTGTTACTTTACAGAAAGAAGATGACCTGAAAATTGATATGCAAGTCGGATTTTATCCCAAAGTAGTAAATGATTTTAATTATTTCTACAATGGTTACGACTTGTATGTTGATTATACCAATCAAGAGATTCAAGATAGTTTCAATGGAGGACTGAAAATTTATAACTTTGCGACATCGAACATTGTTAACGCTAAACAACAGGACAAAAATTTAAGATTAAAAACATGGTCTTTATTATTACCTAATATTACACCAACAGCACCTATTGATTGTGACCCCACTGATAATACTGTTGGAGCGGATTATTATGTTTTACCTTCGTTTGGGACAACTTACAACCAAGCTAGTGGATCTTGTATTTCCAACCAAACAACCATTCCAACCACCAGTGTCGATTTTACAAATAACCCAAGTGTTTACAATGGTTCGGTTAGATGTTTATGGTCAGCACCAAACTATGGTTATTTTGACTCTAACCAAATTGCTTTTCCACAACCAGATTCCTACTTGAACTTTATCACTACAGGTAATGAACAAACTCCACTTCATTTTCTTTCAGAAGATAGATATACCAAAATAGAAGAAGTATTTTCTGTCTTTGAAAAGAAAATTTTGGATTCTTTTGAATTGGAGTTTTTGAATTTTTGTAAATCAATTGGAAATGCTTTTACTGGTATAAATGCGACAACAACACCTGGTCAATCTCCTGTTGATATAAATGCAAATTTTAAAAATTTCCAATCATTGTTCAGAGGTTTAATGACCGTCCCAATTAAAAAACAAGGGGAGTCGGATGAAGTATATTTCTTTAATACGATTAATAATCAATATTCACTTTTCCAAAGCGGTATTCAAGCCTTCATGGAATATGATGTTATTTTCAAGTTTGGTAATCCATCCAACTATTTGAGGAGAATTTTTGATTCTTATCTATCCCACAACAATAGTCTTCAGGTCGTTGACCCAATAACGTTTGAACCTTATGTTAATGGGTCTTTACCAAGCTTAGGGGGGAACGTAACACTTTCTGAGTCTCAAGCCGCAAATCCAAGTGCTTGGTTTGCTCTCGAGACTGAAGTCGGTTTTTCTACAATACAGAATGTAAGGTATAGCCAATTTGGGTCATATATTACGGATTTCTTCATAGACAATAATATTGAATTTACAAGTCAAAATGTTACATTACTCGCACCAATTATAAAAATGTATGCGACCCAAAAGTTGAACAATCCGAATTTATCACAATCACGATTCCAAAACCAACTCGAAAATTATTTACGAATTGAAACGGATTTACAAAACAACTTTTTGAATGGAGTCTTAACTGGATTGCGACAACCACCACCAATAGGATTACCTGACCAACAACAATTACCTGAAAGAGCAATCAACAGTATTACAACTGGTGAACAAGGTAAAGCTGAAATTTATGAGGTATTCAAAGCCTTGAATGACAAATGGATAGCAGGTGGAGATTACAAAACAAAAACTTTATTTGAGGATTTCTTATTTTTGGATAGAGCGTCCAGAAATATAGGTGATACCATTCTTATCGACATTTTTGACTTGAAAAATATGTTTAACAAAAAGTCGTTAAACCAAGCAATGAGTGTATTCACATTTATCAGTGGAATATTAATTGAAAATAATTTCACAGTGATGCCACTTCCGGCTTATGTTAATTTTTATAATGTTCAAGATGTTGATGGAACCACTACTCCAAAAAGGGAGGGGTCATTAGAATTTGCAAATAATTTGTGGGGGACATTTTTGGATGTTGATTATAGAAATTCATCACCGAAATTAGTTTGTTTTTATGTTGGGAAACCATCTCAATATTTAGATTTACCCAAAGGAAACTTTAAGTTCAGAGATGATGGATTTGATTTGAGGAGAGCATCTGAAAGTCCTCTCATTGAAGACCAACAAGGAAAAACCGATTGGGCTTTATCAAACAAATGTGTAGGATTTAATGTCGATATTGGATTGAGAAACCAAAATATATTCTATTCTTTTTCAGTTTCTCAAGATAATGGAGTTGCAACTTCTGAAGTAATCAACACATACCTCAACATGGTTGACCAAAGTTCGGGACGTGCAATTGCGACACAAAATGTGAGTTTATATAATCTTTATAAACAAAGGTCTTATAAAGCCTCTGTGGTTTGTTTGGGTAATGCTCTTCTACAACCAACTATGTATTTCAATTTAAGACACGTTCCAATGTTCAATGGACCATATATGATTACTAATGTGAGTCATTCGATTCAACCAGGAACTTTCCAAACAACATTTGAAGGAGTTAGACAAGGAATTTATGATTTACCGGCAATCGATAGTTTCTTACAAAGTATTAACCAAAATCTAATTTCTCAGTTAGAAGAATTGTTATTGATTAATAAAGACCAAGCTCCAATCGCAGCAACTACTGATAATATAAAATCAACTGAAGTAGTCCAAGAAGCAGATAATACTTTGGATACAACAAATTCATGTATCAATAAAATCACTGATGAAGTTTATGTTAATGGAGGATACGTTTCGGTTAGTTCAGAAATGAGTGGATATACTCCAGCGGATTTTGCACAAGCCTTACAGAGAATTATTCCTAATGATGTTGATTTACAAGTAATAATTTATTGTATTTCTTATATCAAAACTTTCCAAGAAAATTCAAGTACCAAACAGGGTAATTTCTACGCAGTTAAGAATAACTTAGCTAATATATCTCTAAGTACTAATTGGGGGGAAGCAGTAAGTCAATTCTCAAAAGATTACACTTGTGTAAATATTACAACCAACCCTTCAAAATCTTCGTCTGAGCCTATTGTTCACTTCGAATCTTTGGATTCTTACATAAATTTCATGGCAGGAAGATTAAGGGAAAACAAAGAAAGGATTATAAGACTTGGTTTGGCGAAGTACTATGTTTGTTTTTGGCCAAAGTCAAATATTTCTGAAGAGTACTACAATTCTAATTTTTCAGAATTTCAAAGAACTCGAGATACGTTTACTAAATCCTTGGCATCTGCGGTTCAAGTTGGATTAATTTCAAAAAATAACTCAATTAAATTAGACAAAACAAATAAAGAATCTGATAAATTAGAGGAGATTGAATCACCTTCAGTGCCATCTACACCAACTCCGATTCCACCGAATGATGGGCAGACTTGTCCACCACCTGTTGTATCCACGTTCTCGCCTTCAGCAGGATTTACGGGTACTATAGTTCAAGTTAATGGACAAAATTTTGAGTCTGTGGAATCAATCACAGTAATTGATAAAGTAATTGATATTTCTCAAATTAGAGTTTTTAATCCACAAACTTTACAATTCTCTTTACCTGAAATAATAATTCCAGATGGACAAAGTGTTGCCACAGGAAGAATTACCGTTAAAACAGCGAATGGAAGTGATGACAGTGAAGTCAATTTCACATTTAACCCAACGTTAGAAAATGTAAATTTATCATCCCCAGGCGGATACGGAAATACAAATACCCAACAACAAATTACAGTTAATCAACAAGATTTAGCTGGTTCAGATTTGAATCCACAAGACACTGGTTTCATTCCACTTACAGTTTTCCAAATCCAAAGAGATGCGTTAGGAAATACTTTGAATTTAAGCGTTGTAGTAAATCCTAAAGTTGAAGGATGGAAAATAAGTGAAACTAACAATTACAGTTACATAATTCAAAAATTAACTGTTGGTCCAAACAATGTTCCAAAAAAAGAAGAAATAAAGTCAGAAAAAAATTTAAAACTTGAAAACTTTGTTTCAGATGACCAACAGGTCTTCTCTATTGATAAAGACCAAATGACCACCTTATTAAATCTTAACCAGTTCAGTTCTGAAAATATAAGAGCGGTTGTCAATATAACTGTTTTAGCAATACCTGACGATAGAACAAAAAATCCAAAAGATTTTCCGTCGAATTATATTTTTGAACTGAATGTACCACAAAAATCTCCATCAGGTACTGGACAAATTATCTTAGTTTCCAATACCAATTCGGGAGAACTACCAACCTATGATGGTAATAGTTATTACAACATCATAAAACCAAATGGAGGATATTATACATTCCAATTGACTCCTATTACAAACTTGACTGCGACACAGATTAGGATTGTTAAATTACCAACTCTAAGTCAAGTGAATGTTAGTATCGAAAATACTCCTGATACAAAATATACAAATGTAGTAACGGTCAGGGAGTTGGGAGAGTTTCAAATGATTTTGACTTATACGGATGATAATTTACCAAATTCGTCTTTCACTGTAACCTCACAAAAATTTACTTTATAACATAACAACATATTTATATAAAAAGATTCTTATGAACATTAAATCGGCATTAGACAATTATCTTGGTAAATCTGTTAGATTTTCACAGGAAGACAATGGAGACGGAACAAAACAAGTTTGTGACTTGGATACTGGAGATTGTTACACAGTGAGAGAAAGAGACGGTCTTATCGAAAGAGCTGGACACCAAACTACTGCAAACCGAAGAGTTAGAGTAGAAACCGCTAACGGAATAAAAACTTTATTAAATGGATAAAAAATGAGTTTAGATAAAAAAATTCTCAGTGAAATCGAGAGACATAGAAAAATCAATCGATATATTTTAGAACAAGCGGGAGCAGAAGAAGATGCCTTGGCGGCTTTAACACCTGAACCAGCAGCGGAACCCGCACCAGCTCCAGTACCTTCTGAAGCGACACCACCTGCAGCGCCAGAAACAACTGAACCACAACCAATAGATGTTGAATCAGATCCTGATGTTGAGAAGATTGATGATGAAGGTGATTCACAAGAAGAAGGAGGTACTGAAGAATTGGAAATTACGGATTTGGTTGACTCACAAAAAAATATTGAAACAAAGCAAGAAGAATATTTCAATAACCTATTTAATCAACTTAATGACTTACAGTCCAAGTTGGGAGAAATGGACAATATCATGAACAAACTTAACTCTCTTGAGAATAAGATTGAAAAATATAGAGAAAAAACTCCACAAGAAAAGTTAGAGTTGAGAACCTATGACTCTTATCCATTCAGTCAAAAACTTTCACAATTTTTTGACGATAAGTCAGAAGAAATGGAAAAGACGGGAAAAAATGATTATGTTTTAACCTCAGACGAAGTTACAGATATAAATGTAAGTGACATTAAAAATTCCTTCCAACCTGGAGGTGGAATCGATAATGAAGTTTATAAAACTTCCTTCAGATAAGACTGAACGAAACGTTTGAAAGGTACCTTCGGGTACCTTTTTTATTTGACTTATTCTTACTTTTACTTATCTTTGTTTATATAATTTATTATTTTAATTCTTAAAAAAACTATGAGTTCATTAGACGCCGTATTGGCACAGTACGAAAAATCACAACAAGGGGGCGGGGCCCAATCAAAAATGTCGCAAGACGAAAGAATGAAAAAGTATTTCGCTTTAATCTTAGG